TTCCCGTTTGTGGAAGGTGGTAGAATGGAACAGCTCAACAAATCAAAGGGGTAAGGTAGAACGGAGCGCACCAGAGCGCATGAACGATACGGGAACATGAACCCCGATTGACACACCACGAGCACATGGACGTTCCCGGCCCGTTCCGGTCTATGATGCGACCCTATGGCCCCAACCGATCCAATCCGCATCATCCGCCACGAGCCCGTCCCCGACTGCGGTTCCTTCGATGTCCGCTTTCAGGACGGCAGGGAGAGCGTTTACTTCTACTGGGATGACAATGCATTCCGAAGGGGTGTCTCCAGGGAAATGACGCAGGCCGATGCGATGGAAGCGGCTAAGGATCTGGCGCGGGTGGAACGGGACAGGCTGAAATGAAAGGCTGGACCCGCCCCTTCGATGACCCGATTCCCCTGCCCGAAGGCGGCAAGCTGGCCACCCTGGAAGACGCCGCCCGCTACATCCAGAATCTCCCGAAGGCCGAGCAGCTAAAGCCGCACTGGCAGCTCGCCGTCGAGACCCTGATCAACACCGCAGAAGGAAGAGACTTCCTGTTTCATGCCAATATCGCAGTCAGGAAGGCATTGAACCACGGGAAGCCGAAACCGGAGCGGGAGAGGAAGCGGGCGAAGGTCTACCGGATTGTGCAGTGAAGGCTTCCAACGGGACCGGGACGCATGGGTTCGCCACCTCGCTGTGCCGGTCGGCGCTTGATGCGATCACCGGCCAAATTCCGCCGGGGAAACGCCGACCTTCTCGCCGCCATGGTGAGCGGATCGCCTACCAGTCTCGGATCGACAGATCGCTTATGGTCCTGCCGTGGTGCGCTACCGACATTCCAACGCGTCGTCTGCCGGTCCCGTTGGAAGTTGAACTATAGCAGATCAATCAATCCTTCTGAAACACCGGTAAGGCAGGTCGATCAGCAGCGCGATCCTGCGCCATCCACCGCTCACTGCAGGACTGCAGGGCGCCAAAGGATGCAAGGCCGAGGATGAAGAGGGTGAGGGCTATGCCGAAGAGGCTGGCGAGTTTGTCGATCATGATGCGCGCTGCTGGCGGCTGAGCCAGTCCCGGTAGACTTCGTCCATCCGCCGTCGCGACGGATCGTCAAGGACGCGATGGCGCAAGGCCGAGCCCATGGCATCACATTCCCAGCTACCGACGATCTGCGATCGGTTGATGTACTTCACGTCCATCGCCAGTTCATAGGTCGTGATGTCCGGGAGCGGCTCAAACCGCGTTCTCCATGACCATGTGTCGCTTCCCATCAGAGACTCCCCGCGATGCAGGCGAGTATCCCGAGGAAGCAAACCTGAATGATCGGCGTCCAAGGCCAGTGCCAGCCGCGGTTGGAGCCGTAACCGTCATTGCCGTCGCGAAGACCCTGGGCGACGTCCAACTCATCCGTGCGATGGACTGCGACCAGCAGCAGGATCAGCAGGGCGAGAGCGAGCCAAAGCGGGTTGAGCATCATGGCGTCACGTCCGAACCCGACCGTTCGATCACGATGCCGACGCCCGCGACCCATGCCCCGATACGGAAAATTCGAGCCGCAACGCGCATGCGGAATTCCATCAGCCGCAAGCCGGAGACCCGCAGAGTGATACGGTGCGCCAGATCAGCCGCATTGATGTTTGCAGATGCCATTACAAAATCCTCCTACGTCAACGCCCCCGGCACGAAGCAGCGCACCGAAACCCCGAGATAGCCCTTGTTCATCCAGAGCATGGCGTCGCCTGCTTTGTTCGGACCATCGACGATCGCTGTTTCAGGGACGTCGTACCACTGGCCTCGAAACTTGACCCGGTAGCGGTTGTCCTTTGCCTCCCAGTCGTCGATCGGATCATGATCGCGGCCGTCGCAGCACCAAGTATTGTTCTTGCTGCGGAGGGATTTCAGCCAGTCGTTGAGTTCGGGGCGGGCGTGATCGTGCGCGCGGACTTGATGGATCGAGAGCGCCATCAGCAGCAGGATCACCGAGACGATGATCAGCGTGAGCCACTTGTTGATGCGATGCTGCAGATACTCGAATACGCAAGCGAGTGCAGCGACCAACATCAGCGCCACCACGACGATGGCGACTTTCTTTGCTTCCGTCATAGTCCAATGCTCCAGCAGAACCCGCCAACCATCCACCCCAGCGCGGCCACCATCAGGATCACCCCGGCAACGGTTTCCTGCTCTCCGGACTTGGCAAAGACCATCAGGAGCACGCCGGGCATGGTGAGGATGCCTGCGATCAGCAGGATGATGAGGGTGAACATCGGTCGCCTATTTGATGGAAATCTTGATCCAGTTCGCGAGCACGTAGGTCGTGCCGGCCGTCATCGCGATGCCGATGGCGTAGAGCACGCGGGAAACCCAGAACACACCGATGGCGCGTTGCTCGGCCATGTTGATCTTGGCGATCGTCGGCTCCATGCCGGCAACCTTCTCGATCACCTTTTCGAGCTTGCCCTTGTACTCGTGGATTTCGCCGCGGAGCGCGTCGATCTTCTCGTGCATCACGGCGCGGCCGGTCGATGCCTTTTCATCCTGGGTGCGCCAGTTGTCGGTCAGCGTTTTGACGGTTGCCGTCAGCGCGCCGATCTGCCCCGCCATTTCACGAAGCGCTGTCTGGGTCGATTCATCGCTCATCAGTCTTTCCCGCGGGCTTGCATTGCTCGCGATACGTCAACTCATTCGCAAGAATCCGTTTCTTCACAATCGATGTCGCCGTGATCGTTCCCTCGCCCTTGGCCTGCACGACGGGCGTGTAGACCTGGCAGTAGGAATCGACCGGCACCTGCGGCTTGACGCAGCTAGCGAGGCTCAAGGCCGCGCAAGCCGTCATCGACATCGGAATCAGACATCGCATTGACCTGCTCCATGATCTGGTCGCGGGAGCGAACCCGGGCTGCGATGGCAAGTGCCATCTCTCCGATGGCCTGCTGGCGGCCCTCATCGATCTTGCCTTGATCGTGCGCCCAGTTGACGATCTTGTTCGCCAACTGGAGGAGGAGGACCGCCAGCTTGATCCAGTCCATGGGATCAGGACGCGGGCTTGGCCGTGATGCCCGACGACGTGCCGGCAACGATCGTCGCCGGCTGGATGATCTCGGGATCGACCTTGACCTCGATCGCCTCGACGCCGGACTTCGCCTTGATCTGCTCGAGCAGCCCATTCAGGCGCGTGCCCCACAGGGTCCAGAGGAAGTTCGCGGCGACGCCGACGATCGAGACCACGAGCGCCTTGGTGTTGTCAGGGACGGTCACGCCATAGGTCGCGAGCGCGCCGAAGGCGTAGTAGAGGAAGATGCGGACGTACTGCTGGAACGATTGGCTGTTCATTTCGATTTTCCTTCTGGATGCGCGATGCCGTCGCGCGGCGGATTACTTCAAGAGCGCCGACCACGAGGCCGGGCCGCAGATTCCATCCGTGACGAGGCCCATCCGCTTCTGGAACAGGATCAGCGCGTTCATCGTCATCGGACCGAAGTCGCCATCGACCTTGATGTTGTCGCCATGGGCGTTGAGGCGGCCCTGCATGGTCTGGACCTGGTTGCCCTTGTCGCCCTTGCGGAGCGTCGGGGGCGGCGCGACGTAGGAGGCGACCGCATCAGGTGCGGGAGCTGCGATGCCGTCGATGTCCCACGTCTGCGCGTTGTCGTATTTGGAGGCGTCCTGACGCACCGAGACGTGGCAGTGGTGATCGTGCGGGTTCTTGCCGCTGTAGGCCCGCCAGACGCCGGGGGACGGCCCCGCAGGGCCTGACCCGATGCGCCGATTGGAGATCACATAGGCTAGCCGCGGGTCCTGGTTCTTCAGCAGGGTCTCGGCCAATGCGTAGCTATCCACGCCGCCTTCCGGATCGTGCGTGATGTCGATTGCACAGACGACCCCTGCCCCGTTCGGGTTGTGATCGGACTCGCGCGAAGAATGCTCCGCGTTCCCGATCGAGCCGTCGCTCTGTTTGCTCCGGGCCGGAAATCTCAGGTTGACTTGGGCGCGCAACGTTTCGAGCGCGCGGGCGAGGCGCCACGCCATTTCAGTTCTCCACAATGCAAGCTGTTGGTGGGACTCAGGAAGCCGGGACGCTGGCCTCAAATTGAGGGAACCCGGCTTTACGCCACGAGGTTGAGCAGATAGGCTTGGAAACGCATCGACGGACGTGAAAATTCGTTGGTGCGGACGAAGGCAGCAGTGGTTAAACCGGCTATGCCGGGTGGCCCCAGGAATAGCCGCGGCCCAACCAGCAACATGCCGGGTCGCTCCCGGCGTGGCGGTAATACTGGGGGTCAGCAACCACTGCTGCTGAATTTCAACCACCCGGCACCAGTCCTGCCGGGCCGCTCCAAGGAGCACAGCAGTGGCACTCTCCGAACTCGAACAGGACTTCCTGCGCGCCTGCAGGATCGCGAAGCGCGCCATCGAGTATGAAGGCGACGACCGGACCGCGTTTCGAGGCGCGGCGTTCGAGGCGCTGACGAAGGTGATCGCGAAGGCTGAAGCCAAAGATCTCGCAAGCTCACTGGTCACCAAAGCAGACTAGATCGAACCCGGCATCTGCCAGCGAGAACGAGGTATTGCTCGCCACCACCCCAATTGAGCCTGTCGCCTTGGTGCTGCCGTCAGGCCGGACCGACAGGCCGGATGTCGTGAGCACGGAGACGCATGCATAGGTATTCGTCGAGAATGCCGTAGTGAAGTTGACCGCGTAGGTCCCCGTCGTCGATCGCGTGACCGAGTTCACGTTGTAACTCGACAGAATGGTGCATGGCGACGACGAGCAGGAAGAGATCGAGACGAACACCTTTGCCGCGCTCTTATGATGTTGTTGCCGACCCGGCACCACAGCGGTAGTCGTGGACGATCCAGTCTCCATGTCCGACTGCGTCGCATCGGTCACGGTTACAGTGCCGCTCGCTGTTATCGGACCGCCGGTCGCCAGCCCAGCGGTCGCAACGCTGGTGACCGTTCCCGTTCCGGCCGTCGTGTTGCAGCCGAAGGTATGGGTGCTGGTGCTATAGGTCAGCGCGTTGCTGCAATTGTTGACGGCGATCGCTGATGCGGTCGTGCTGCCCCAATATCCGATCACCGTATCTTGCGTGCCGGTCGCGATCTTCGCCATCGAGACGACGCCGGAACCAATCGCCGTCACCCCGCTGGCATTGATGGTGACGTCGCCAGAGATCGTCTGGCAGATCGGGTTTGCGGCCGATTGACCGACCGCCAGTTGCGCCGCGCCACACAGCAGCGACGTGAACGGACCCGCTCCATGCCCAAGGATAAATCCGTGGTCGGTCAGGCTGGCTGCGCCGGTGCCGCCCTTCGGGACCGACAGCGGCGACGTCCCGGGGCTGGTCTGCGCCAGCACTGGCGAAACCATCAGCGCGAGCACAAGCGCCAGCATTCTGCAAAGCAGTTTCATCGTGAAGTTTCCCCTGATGTAGAGTGAGCTAGATCCAGCCCGAGCCGTCTTCCAGTGGCGTCAGCTTGATCGAACCGCCGTTGGAATCGATCACGTAGGACGTGCCGCCCATGATCTTTTTCGACGTGCCGTCCGAGGTGATGGTGATGTTGTTGGTCGCGGCGTCGTACTTGCCGTCGACGATGCGGACGGGCTTCGTGGTGGTCGCAGGGTCCGGCAACAGAACGCCTGTCGCCGCGCCTGATGCTTTCTTGATGACGATGATATCCGCATCATCGTTGGTGACGGTGACGTCGCCGGCCGCGGTCACCAGCCGCTGCACCAGACCCTCCGCGGGTGCGTCGGTCCCTTGTGCAAGGCCGATGCCGACATAGCGCCGGGGCGGACTGGCATCCATCCCGTTGGTGACCGTGATCTTGTAGTAACCACCGACACAGAACCATCCCGCCCCGCCGTTCGAATCCGTCGTCGTCGGATTGGCCATCGGCGTCGTGCCCGCGCGGTCGCTGTAGATCGAGGCCAGGGGCGCGCCCGGAATTTCGCGGCGCACCTCGACGGAGGCCCCCGCCACGACGTTGCCGGCATTGTCCTGTGCAGTCAGATCGTATCGCGCCAAGGTCATGAGAGATATTCCCGATCAGTTGATCTGGCTGCCGCGGATATCGCCGGCGGAATCCGTGACCGTGACGTAGCTGACGCCATCGATCGAAGCGCCCGCTGCCCCACCCGCGCCCGGAGGACCGCCGCTCGATCCAGAGACGAATTGACCATAGACACCGTTCGCCCCGGATTGACCCGGGTTGCCGCCCGCCCCACCAACGCCGCCGTACTGGCCAAAGCCGGTCGATCCGCCGGAACCAGGAGCCCCACCGGCTGTCGAGGTGCCTGCACTACCTGGAGAGCCAGGGTCTCCGAAATTTCCGCCCTGTGCGCCGCCGCTGCCGCCATTGCCGGGGTTGACACCACCACCGCCACCACCGCCACCGCCGCCCGCGCCACCCAAGCCGAATTCCGTGCCGCCGCCGCCGCCGCCGCCGCCGCCGCCGGACCAGAGCTTGCTTCCGGCCCGCCGCGCGAGATTGATCGGATAACGCGTGTAGAGTGCGAGGCCGCCAGCACCGCCATTGCTACCGGAGCCTGCATTCCAGCTTCCGCCGACGCCGGGAAGGCCGCCGGCACCGGCAATGTTGCCGTCCAGATAGATGTTGATGATGACGCCCGATGGCCATGAGCCGACATCGAAGGCCCGCAGCGACGGGGCGGCAGAGCCGATGGTGACACCGGCCCTGATGTAGACGTTGACGACATCACCTGATTGCGCTGGCCTGTAGATCGAATCGTGCTCGGTCCGCAAGTTGATGTTGAGGCGGTTGGCATCGAGGTCGATGGTGCGCGTCCCGGTATCGGTCGCAGGCGCCGACCACAGCATCTCCTCGCCTTCGACGGACTGCACCCCCTCGCCCGGATTGTAGCGCGTGACCTGGAACGGAATGTTTGCAGGCGCGCCCGTCGCATCCTGAATCGATGGATGCTCGGCGCGGTAGCCGATCCCGAGCGCAACGTCGGTCCCGGCATAGCGCTGGAGCTGCAGCGTCAAGGCCCGCGGTGGATCGCGAAACCGACCCAGCAGGATGTCGCCCAGCCGATCCGCGATCGAGCGGCCAGCTTCCGGGATCCATCTCGAGGTGATGGTTTTGATCGCGGCCGAGCCGTAGTCTTCCGCCGCATCTTCATCGTCAGCGCCGCCCGTGGATCGGTAGTTGTCGAGGTTCGAGAGCGGCCGCGTCGGGTCGATCTGCCCGAAATACACCTGTACTTCCGACAGCCGTTTGTCAGGCTGGTCCTTGATCTGCAGCGAGAGACGGTTTTCCGGCGAGAAGGTCTGCACGTTGGTGACAATCGCGCGCAACACCTGCAATCGAAGCTGATCCGCTTCCAGATCGTCCCACAGTGCCAGCGCCGCCTGCTCGATCAACTCGGAGCAGAGCGTCGCCACCGAGGTCGGTTCGCAGATATTCGTCGTGTAGACGTTGCCGAGATGCGCCGCCGTCTCCGCCTGCCAGTCGGGCAGTGTGATCGAGGCCGAAGAGACGCCCGCATAATTCACAAGCAGGTCATAGAGGATGTCGGCCACGTCCTCACCGGTGTAGGAGAGCACGACCTGGACGCGATCCTGCGCCTTGTGCGCCTTCGCAACCGTGCCCTTCTGCGCGCGCGTGATCGTGAGAGAATTGCCGGACCGCGTGAACGACACAACCTCGTTGCCGCCGATGCAGAGCAGCCCGCTTGCGGGGTACTCAGCATTGCCGACGCCCGACGGCAGCAATGTCGCCGCGGTATCCCCGCTTGCGATATCCGCCGACAGAAACCCGCTCGACAGTCGCGGCGCCTGCGCGCGGTCGCCGTCGGCGAGCTTGAACGTGTCCTTGGCGACGATGGTGTACTTGCCGTCAGGCGTCGGACCCGTGAAGCTTTCGATGAAGAACCGGTAGGTCTTCATCTCTTCGAGCGTCTGCCCCGCGAGACCCGTGATCCAGCGCAGCCGGCGCCCGCGCAGAAATGGCTGTCGCGCGCGGAACTTACCCCAGTAGGTCCCTTGCGAGAACGGATCATAGTCGCGATCCGCGAGATATTTGTCGTACCCCTCGCCCGTGTCCGAATGCGGGTGATCGCGGAACGTCACCGTCAGCGACGCGCGCTGGCCGAGGTTGCCGCCGAGCGACACGATGGCCGGAGAGAAATCCACACTGACGATCGAAGGAATGCAATCGATCGAGGCCGGGAGATATTCGACGGGCTTGGCAAAGCGGAACGTGACTTCGTTCTCGCTGTAATTATCGCGATCCTGGCACGAGACCCTTGAATTGAAACATTTGATGTCGCCCGTATCCGGGATCGACGCCGTGCATGGCGAGGTGCCATAGGTCAGCGTGCAGACCGGAACATCGATCTCGATATAGGTGAGCGCCTGCGCTTCCATCATCAGACGACGCCGCTCACCTTCAGGTCATAGGCATCGAGATTGGCGGGACTGACGGGCTTCGGCATGGGGTCTTCCGTGAGCCAGCAGAAACCGACTTCGTCCGGATAGGTTTCCGGCCGCCACGCGAAGAAGAACGGCAGCGTCGCCGCCTGTTCAATGAAGGCGTCGCCGTACTGACGATGCCAGGCCGGCGGCATCAGCGACAGCGGGATGACGGACTCACGCCACGCACCGATCATCACGCGCCCGAGGAAGTTGCCGCTTTCGCTCCTGCCGTTCTGGATTTCGGTTTTGCGGCCGTAGGGCAGCGGCGTGTGTTCGACATAGATCTTCCGCGGCAGCGTCAGCAGCTTGCCGCAATAGACCACGGCGGCGCGCGGCAGATGATCCTCATCCGCGACTTCCAGCTTGATCCTGATCTGCGACAGCGACTGTGCCGTGAAGCGGAACATGACCGGGCTGTCGTTGGCAAGCAGCCGCTCCCCGAGCAGTTCCTCCCAGTCGCCATCGATATAGCCCTCGATCGTGACCGGGATTTGCTCCGAGCCCCAATTGTGCTTGGCCACCGCGATGTAGTCGATTTCATCGACATAGTCCGTCGTCACGGTCAGGTAGACCGTACCGTCACTCTCCCCGCGCCATTCCAGCCAGGTCGAGGGATTGCCGAGATTTGACGCCGGCCACAGCGGGTCCTCATCGCTCGCCACGATCGAGGTTGCCGTGACGAGGTTATGCATGCCGATCACGGGATGATCGGCCGTGACCGGAAACTCCGGCGTGGAGTCCGTGAGGACGAAGGTATCCGAGCGGATGATCGGCATCAGGCGGGCACCACATTCAAGCGATAGCCGTCGGACGTCATGCCATTGAGGTCGTCGATCAACTTGCGAAGGAATTCATGCGCTGACGCCGCGCCGACGCTGATGTTGAAGATGCTGGGTGCCGAGTTCCGGTTATTCTGCCCTGCGTTACCGCCGCGGTTCGGCGTGATGTCGATCTGCTCGCCGGGCTCCACGCGAGCTTGGAACAGGCGTGTATCGCCGCCACCGACGCCGCCCGGGACCGTCATCGAGAGACCATCCTTGAAACCATTGGGGACGCTTTGCCCTTTGATGCTCGCCACCAGCGAGGCACCCTTGGCAAGCACAGCGGCCATCGCGGCGAGGTTGGCTGGGAACGGCAACTCCAGCGCCTTCGCGCCGCCGGTAAACATCGATATCGTCGCCTGGATGGCGCCGAAGATTTTCGCAGCCATCGCCATGCCCTTGCTTTCCTTGGAGAACGACCCGGCGATCTGGGCGAAGCTGCCAGCCATCGACTCGCCGGCCTGCGCCCAGGTCGCGTTGGCCTGCTCAGCAACGCGCTGCATGGCATTGCCGTAGGTCTCTGCACTGATCTTGCCGGCATCGAACAGCGCCTGAATCTTGGCCTGTTCCTGCTGGAACAGTTGAGCCGGAGAGAGGTTCGCCTGCGTCATCTGCAGGCCGGCAAGCGTCAATGCGTAATCGGCGGTTTTCTGCTTCAGCGCGTCGAGTTGCAGTTGCTGCTGCGCCGTGATCGCCATGTTGTTCTGCTTGGCGATCGTTTCCGCCTGCAGTTGCAGGGTCATTGCTTCCTTCTGGCCGGCGAGAAGGCCGAAGGTCGCGATCTCGGCCTGCCGCGAAACCAGCGACTTGTTCTGGCTATCGATGAACTGGTCGACCGCGTTCTTGCCGCCCAGTGCCGCGAAGTTGAATTCCTTTTGCGCCTTCGTCGCCTGGTCAGTTGCCGCCGTGCCCGCCTCGGCACCCGCCTGCTGACCCTTCCAGAGCTTATCGATCGTGCCGAAGGTGGCGATGGCTGTCTCGCCTACACCCGACACGCCGGCTTGAATTGTGCTCCACGCCTTTGCGAATTGACCTTGGAGCAATAGAGAAAGCGACGTCGATACCGTCGCCACATATTCCGCCAGCGTCTTGAACACGGCACCGACGATGACGCCAGCCGATACTAGCCCCTTCATCGCCGTGGAGACGACGTTGATGCCAACCTGCAGGATGCCGGAATTCTTCGCAGTCTCGACGAGCTGGTTGGAGACCTCGACCAGCGTCGGCAACACCTGCGAGACGGACTGGACGATAATACCCTTCCATGCATAGCCGAGCCGGGTCAGGTTGTCGTTGAAGGCTTCCGCGGCCTTGCCTGTCTTGGCGTCGAAAATGATGCCCCATTGCTGGGCCTCATCCGACATCGACTTGAGGCCGTCCTTGCCGTCATTGAGCATCGGAATCAGATCGGCGCCAGCGCGGCCGAACAGCGCGATGGACACGGCCGTCTTTCCGGCGCCGTCCTTGAGGCCCGCGAACTTGTCGGCGACCTCGCCCATCACCTCCTGCGACGACTTCAGCTTTCCGTCGCTGTCCTTGACGGACACCCCGAGCGCCTTGAACGCGTTCGCGGCTTCCGATGTCGGCTTGGCCGCGGCCTCGACCATGTTCTTCGAAAGCTTCGCGACGCCCTTGCTTAGGCTTTCGAAGGACACGTCCGAGAGATCGGCCGCATAGGCCAGCGCCGAAAGCTGCTCGACCGGAATGCCGAGCTTCGCCGACGACTTGGAGAGCTTGTCCATGTCGTCGATCGTGCGCTGCATGGCGATGCCGATCGCCACGGCCGCAGCCGCAACCGCCGCAGCAGCCGCAGCGACGCCGGTTGCAACCGACGCGCCGAACGCCGCGAGGTTCGACTGCGAATCCTTCAGTCCCTTATCGAGCGCGGCCGTGTCTGCGCCCAACACGACCCTCAGTGCGCCAATTACCGCTCCACCGGCCATGTCAGTTCGGCTTTCCCTTCACCTCGCCGCCGAGCAGCAAGGTCCATTGTTTGGCGATGGCTAGCATCTGCTGCGGGGTCTGCGGCTTGTGAGATGGATCACGGGCGAGTGCGCGACGGAGCGGAGGCAGCTTTTTCGATCGCGACCACGACGCCCCGTGCCATGCGCTCCATGCGCGATCGTTGTGCTGACGGGTAATCTCGGCTGTCTTGCCGACAAGCTGTCTTGCGAACTGCCGAGGCGTGCACGGCCAGAAATCATCTTCCTTGAGGCCGGCAGCCAGCCAGTCGTCTAGGAGGGCGAGCCAGTCGGATGACGACCGTTCGCCCTCTGCCGAGGGGATTTCTTGCCGCTCGCCTCCGTCTCCGGAAACGCCAGCGCGAACGCCTCGGCGATCCTTCCGAGCACCTGGACCGCGCCGCCGGCCGCGACGATCAATTCGCCAGCCTGCTTGAGCGTGACGTCGGGATGATGCTCCCGAAGACCCGCCAGCAGCACATGACGGATAGTCGACAGCCGAACCTTGCCCGGATTGCTCAGGTCGACCGCGATCGCCGGGAAGCCCTGGTCGAGTTCATCCTCGAGCGAGCAAATGGCATCGATCGAATAGCGGAGGACATAGACCTCATCCCCAGCTTTCAGATCGACGTCGCCCTTGTGCGGATTCGCCATGCGTTACACCTGCACCAGCGTCGGCTTGCCCGAGACCTTGAAGGTGGCCGAAGCCGCCATCTTGTCGTCGATCGGCGCGTCCGGCTCGAACCCGGTCAGGATGCCGGCAAACGCGAAGTAGGATCCGTCAGGAAATATCACCTGCCGGTTGATCTTCGCCAACGGACCGTCGAGGTTCATCTCGGCCATGAGCGCGGCTGCGGCCGGTCCACCGGGAACGAAATTCAGTTCGAGCGAGACCTCGCCGCCATCCTTCAGGCCGGCGATGAATTCCCGCCAAGCATCGGGGCTCTCCTCGTGCGTCGCATCGACCGTGTCGCGCGACATGGCCGGCGGCGTGATGCCGGTCACCTCCGCCAAGGTCGTGAACACTTCCGGCGACGCGCCGTTACCGGATTTGAACAGCGTCTGGTAGCCAATGCGAGCCGAAGTGGCCATCGGGATGCTCCGTTTCAGGTGTCAGAAATGTGACCCGCGACATGCCCCGGCGGGATTGGGGAACTCGAATTACTTTCCTGCCGCGATCTCGGCGGCGAGTTTTGCTGCGCGCTTCGCCGCGCGCTTGGTGGCCTTGTCCAGCTCCTCGACCAGCGCATCCTTCATGACGTCGATGGTGGCCGGCCCGTGCGTGTCCCAGGTCGGGCGCATGAACGGCTGCGGGGCGTGATGAGACGTCCCGAATTCCTGCAGGATGCCCTGGCCGGCGCGCTTGGTCGGGCCCACCTGCGTGACCGCAGATCGCCCGGTCCCGCCAGCCGATCTGTTCGCGTTGCGCGCAGCAGCTGCCGCCTCCGCCCTCGTGCCGCCCTCCGCCATCGCCTGCGCGAACGCTGCCTTGCCCGGCGTGATGATCTTGGCCTTGCCGACCTGGATTTCGCGCTTCAGCTTTCCGGTATCCTTTGGCGCGATCTTGATCGCCTCCTCGGCAATGAAGGCCCCGGCAGTGCTGACGGCCCGTTTGAGGATATTGCCCGAGGTCGCCTTGGAGAATTCATCGAGCGCATCCTTCAGGTCGCTCAGACCCTCGACGGCAACGCGCGTCCGCGTGAACTTCGCCATCACCGCTCCCCATGATGGATGAAGAAATCCCGGCTCACGCGGAACATCTGCACGATGTCGTCATAGTCCTCGCGCTCGTCGGCGCAGAACACGCCCTGCACGAACACGGCATTGGCCCCGGTCCCGATCGCCCCGGTAAAGCCGTCCAGCGCAGCCCTGATGGCGTTGGCGAGTGTCACCGCGGCATCCACCGTCGGCGCCCATGCGTCGATCTGGAATCGCGGCCGGGAATATCCCGACGGCCCCTGCATGGTGTAGTCACCCTGGCCCGAGATGCGCGTATACACGATGCTCGCAAGCTTCACGCTCTGCGGCAGCACCACGGGATAGATCCTCGCGATACCGCCTGCCGTGACGAGCGGACCAATGGCCACATCGTCACGGAAGAACGCGAACAGGCCGGGGCGGATGTCCTTCACGATCAGGCGCCGAGCACGCCCGAGTAGCCGCCGGGGAACGTCTTGAGCACCGTGGTCGACTTGGCGATACCGATCGGGCAGAGATATTCGGTCGCGCCGACGTCGGCCAGCGGACAGATGCCGCCCGCGGCAGCCCCGGAGAGATAGTACACCACGCCTGCCGTCATCGTGGCGCCGATCGTGATCTCGCCGCCGAGCTTCATGTAGTCGACAGGTTGGCCGGCCGATGCGCCGTTCAGCGCGACGCCGATCGCCTGGCGCGCCGCAACCGTGGCCGAGGTCGGATCGGTCGCGATGATCGCGCCGGCCGAGTCCTTGTAGACCGCCTTTCCGGCCGTGATGGTGCCGCCGGCCATTCCGGCCTCGACTTGCGCGCCCGCACCCGGCAGCACGTTCGCGGCAGTGATGGAAAGATCGGTCATCGAAAATTCTCCTTCGTGGGTTGAACCAGTTGCGTTACGTCAGACCTTGGTTTCGCTCGAAATCACCTGCCCGCGCGCTTCGGATGATTGGCCATCCTGGCCAGTCTCGCCTTCCCCATCCAAAGGGTCGCCACCGTTGGAGCCGACCATGCCTTCGATCTTTCTCCGCAGGTCGGCCTCGTAATGCTCGAGCGCGCCGACGTGCTCGGCATGCGCACCGGTCAATTCGTCGATCGCATCGAGCGTCTTGCCGTATCGCTTGGCGAGGACCGCGATGGTCTTTTCCTGCCCTTCGGCGCGGATCAGATGTGATTTCAGCCCTGCGAGTTCGATCGGCTGCTTGATCTTGAGTGCCATGTCTTCTCCCAGCATTTCCGGATGGCGCTGCAGGATATCCAGCCGCAGGCGCAGGTGCGCGATTGCCACCATCGCCGTGACGCGATCCATTGAGCTACCGAGTTCGAATTGGAAACCTGACTGTCTCGTCGAGTTCACGCCCGCTGGACGTCACGACGCGATTGACGATATCGTAGTCCGTCTTGTGCACACCACCCGACCACCACCCCTTGCAGCGGGTTGCGGTATTGGAAGCGGATTCCGCCACGAGCGGATTCGCCGATCCGACCTGACTCGGCAAGACAAAGGTCGACGTCACGATCGCATCTGCAGGCATGACGACCGTCGATGGCACATCTTCCGCCTTGCTCGGGTCAAGCGCGATGGCGGCGTTGTACTCAGCAAGCTCATCCTCGTTGTAGAGCCGCTTCGTCCAATCGAGATCGCGATCGTCTGTCTCGTCAGGGTCTTTAGGGTCCCATCGGTGCATTGCTCACCCTGCCGATCGCTGTTGCGGGTCCAAATAGACGACTCTGGTTTGCGGGTCCGCGTAGGCCACTCGGGATTGCGGTGCCGCATACACAACGCGCTGCTGCGAGTCCGCATATGCAACGGCGGCGGAATTGACCTGCACCAGCGGCCGCAGATTGACCGTCGGCGAGTAGAAATTGTCGTTATCCGCGAACAGGTCGGGCGCGATACTGACGCTGCCGACCGTCACCGTCGCGGAATGGAAGATATCCGCGTCCTCAAACAGCACTGGCCCGAGATCGACAGCCCCGCGCGACAAGGCCGCCGAGAAGAACGCGTCGTTATCAACCACCAACACCGGCGCCAGCACGGACCCGCCGGCCGACACCACGGCATCGTGGAACGCATCGCCCTCGACAAACAGCGAGGCCGTCAGCGGCGCAGCACCCACGCTCAACACCGGGGTGAAGAACGTATCCGTCTCACTAAACAGCGCCGCGGCGAGCCCGACCGCACCGCGCCCGATGGTCGCCGAGAAGAACGCGTCACTGTCCGTAAACAGCGCCGCCGTGAGCCCGACTGATCCCGGCGCCACCGTCGCCGAATGGAACGCGTCCGAATCGACGAAGACATCCGGCGCCAGCAACGCCCCGCCGGAGGACACCACGGCGTCATGGAAGACGTCCGTGTCGGCGTAAAGCCCCGCCGTCAGCGCCACCCCACCCGGCGAAACCACCGCCGAGAAGAACGCATCGCTATCGGTAAACAGCGAAGGCGTCAGATCGGACGCGCTCGCAACCGTCGCACTGAAGAAGCTGTCGCCGTCCGAGAACAGCGAGGCTGTTAGCACTACTCCACCGACCGTGATGGTGGCGCTATAGACGCTGTCCGTATCCGCATAAAGCGGCACCGTCAGCGCGTAGCTGCCGCTCACCGTCGAGGCGAAGAACGTCTCGTTGTCCGAGAACAGCGAGGCCGTAAGCCCCACCGTGCCGGGCGATGCCGTCGGCCCGAAGAACGCATCGGTGTCGACAAAGAGACCAGCCGTGAGCCCGACCGCACCCGTCGTCACCACATGGGTGAAGAACGCGTCACTATCCGCAAACAGCGAGGCCGTGAGAGCTTGCCCGCCCGCGGCTTGATCGACGGTGGCCGAAAAGAACGCGTCGCTGTCGTCGAACAGCGCAGCCACCAAGGGCTGCGTCAGGTCCATCTTGAACGACAGCGTCCCCAGCACCGCCTGGCCGGGATTGCTGGCGGCCGTAAATGCCGGTGTCGTGGTCGTCGTCGCCGAGACGACCTTGGCTGCAAGTGCGGCCTTGATCGTGGTCGAGTTCGCCAGCTGCAGCGCCATCAGCATCGGCGAGGAAGCCGACCAGGACGTGCCGTAGCTCGCTACACCCCAGCTGACGACCAGTTCCGCGGCCTGCGCCAGCGTGCCCGTGGCGGGGCAGGAATAGGGCGAGGAAACATCCCCGGTCGTGTTCGCGATATTGACGTCGATCGCGGAGAACTTGCCCTTCCAGACACCGACGATATGAACGCCGTCATTGGTGCTGGAACTGCACGCCGCCGTGACCGAGGTCAGCGTACCGGCATTGGTCGCAATCGAATAATAGACCCGCCCGGTGACGTTGCCCGCATCCGTGCCGGCATTCTGGGCCGTATACGTATTACCCAGATTGTCGGTAACACCAGTGACCGTCAGATTGGTCTGCTGGCAGACCACCGAGACGATCAGGTCCCCCACCTCGACCGCAACCGACCCCGTCGCCGAGAAGCTCGCCGGGATCGAGTTGTTGTTCGCCTGCAGCGTCCCGATCAGATCGCCGCGGTTTAGGACGGTCGAAGAAAAGAACGAGTCGGTATCGCTATAGAGCGACGCCGTGAGCGACTGCGAGCCAACCACCGTCGCGGAAAAGAACGTATCCGTGTCGGTGAACAGCGACGGCGAGAGGCCGCCACCGGCATCGGCATCGAAGGCCGCAGCGATGAGAGCCAAGCCCGTCGAATAACTGACGGCTCGGTTAGTGAGTGCTCCGCCGCCGTTGTCAAACGATGCCGTGCTTAGCGCAGCGCCAAGCGATGAATCGGTGCGCAAACCTGTCGCGCCGGTCCATGCGCCATCCGGCGGCGGATTGTTGTAGGCAAACGCGACTAGCGCGCCAGCAGCCCCGACATCGATATTGCCAGATGCGCCAGCATAATTAACGATTGTATCGGACGGCGTGGCGTTTGCCGCACCCGTTAGGGCAACAACGCCATTCGTTACTATGGTATCAGAGCTGGAGGTCGTAAATACGATATTGCCGGACGTGCCACTCGGAACAACCGCGGCTGCCAACCCCAGCAATCCGGTACCAATGATGGTAGCAGAAACACCCCCAATCGTTGCCGCCGTTGGCGCTGTACCGAGATCGATGGACGCCCATTCGACAACCAGAACACGGCCGGCAAACGCCGAGCCGAAGCCCGCACCTGTTACAGTCGGGCTGGTACCGGTAGAACTCGTCCTCGTCGCATTATCGACAAGCGCCGAAGTCGCCATCAGACCCTCACGGCCGACCCGCGACCACTAGCCGCGAATCCCGTCCTTGTCGGTGAAGTGGGCAAGCTCGACGGTCTGGTGGAACGGGAACACGCCGTTGACCCGTCCCGTGCTGGTATAGTGCTTGGCCAGCAGTTCCTTGATCTTGGCGGACTTCTCGTCTGCGGCCATCATGGCCTTGGCCTGGGTCGCGTGCGCCTGGCGAAGCGCGTTCACCAGCACGTTGATGGCAGCCCCGATCACATCCTCGGAGGAGAAGCCGTTCCCTGCCCTGCAGAAGGCATTGAACAGCTCCCGCTGCTGATCGGGGCCGGTCTTGTAGAGCGGGTCTTTCGGCAGGATCAGGGACATCAGGCCTCCGGCGTGATCTCGACTTCAGCCACCGGCGCCACGAGCTTTTCGCCCTCGGCGCTGACGACCAGGAAGTGCGGGCCTTCCAGCGAGGTACCTGGCCGGATATCGCCCGGATTGGCCCCGCGGAGCACGGTGACGGCCTGCCCGAGATAGGTGGCAGCCCGGTTCTTGAAGGCGTGTGACGGCATGGATGAACCTCCCTGTGGGAATGATGGACGGCGTCAGGCCGCGAGCCGGTCGGCCGCGGCAAATGCCCGGTGATAGTTGACCCGCTTGTGCGAGCCGAAATCCACGACGGCGCTCTTGTCGAGCTTCTCGACCTCATCGGCCATGAAACCGAGACGGACACGTTCCTCGCCGTGATAGGCGTACTCGTAGATTCCGAGTTCGCCCCTGTAGTCGCCGACCAGGCGGATGCCGTGCTTCTTCTTGCGATCCGAGATCGTGAAGATGCCGGAGGCGTTGAAGGTCACCGTGATGTCGCCTCCGTTCGGCGTCACCGGCAATCCAGTCACCGACGTGTCGATATAGGCGACCACCTTCCAGGTGGTGTTGGCGCCGGAATTCTTGCGGTAGATCACGAGCGCTTCCACCGAGTTGCCGGAGACCGCGGTATAGGTGACGTTGTCGCCGTCGAAGGTGCCGTTCGCGACCGTCGGATTCGCAATACGCTGGTCGGTGCCGACGATGCCAGACAGATCGCTATAGAAGTCGTGCCCCGAGCTGTAGGTGTAGGTCCCGGTATCGACTAGCGCGATGAACGGTCCGTTGGTGCTATCGTTCTGATCCAGCGAGACGTTCGCCGACGCAGCGAGCAGAAATTCCTTGTATTCCGGGTAAATTGCGTTGGCCATCGGACCAAATCCCTTCTCTGTTAGGTGGAAGTCACGTCAGCACGACGCAGCGTCTTGATGGAGAGATCAACCTGCCGTCCCACCTCATCCGGCGAGACGATGTCGTAGACCCGGTCCCAGCGCGGGCTTTGCTCGTTGCGGGCTATTCCGTCCACCGGATAGATGATGCGGTCCTTTGGACCCAGGGGCCGGAACGCCGCCGGGATCGAATGAAACCGGACCATGAAGGTGACTTCCTGGGAGGCGACCTTCTCCGGATCTGCGAACTTCTCAGCTCCCTTGGTCGGCGCCACGAAGGCGAAGCACTTGTAGGCGATGTCGGCCCAGGTCTCAATCGGCGCACCGGAGCCTGATTGCGTGACCGTGGCGCGCTGGATGATGATCTGGCGATCGTAGCGGCGCTGCATCAGAAGCGGACCCGCCGATACGGCGCCAGCAGCGCATCGACCGCAAACGGCAGCTTCTCGACCGTCGCCCCGATCACAACAGCGGACGGATTGTCGAACCAGAGCCGCACCAGCAGCATGATCGCCTGCTTGATCGCGGCCGGCACCGGGTCTTCATCGTCGCCGTCTTCATGCCCGCAGACGTAAGTCACGCGCACCGCGGCGCTCTCGAAGGCCTTGGTGGTCGGAAATGAAAATCCCTTCGTGAACCGGACGAAGGTCCCGAGTCCGTCCGTCAGCACCGAATAGCTGTCCGGACTCACCGTCTGCTCGGCGCCGTTGACGTCGGTATACTTCACGCTCTCGACCGACAGCACCGGGAACATCGGCAGCCGCAAATCCCAGCAGAAATAGTCGAAGTCCTGCCGCCATGTCTGCTCGCACAGACAGCGTCCGAGGACGCCGGACCAGCCGTCGAGATATGAGACCGCTGCCGCGATCAGTCCCTTGATCAGTTCGTCCTTCTCGACATAGCCGATATCGAGCGCGGCCTTCACCTCTTCGAGGGAGACCGGCAAGCTCGTCGGCGGCTCGATCCGGACCGGGCGATACATCAGGAGGCCTTCCGCACGAGTCGGTTCGGGTGCTGCTTGTGGTCGTACCGTTCCTCGATCTCTTCCGCGCTCGGCGCGTCGCGATCGACCATCTCGACCTTCACCGTGCCGTCTTCCTGGTCGACGAGGCGAACGTCGACGCAGTCATAGCCATAGAGGCGCTCCCGCTCGGTGGCGCAGCCGTCCATCAGCGACGACGTCTCCGGAATCGTGATCTGGATTCCACGCGCCGCCGCGACCCCGAGCCAGAATTCGCAGCACGCCCTGCCCTGTTCGGCGTGGTGCGAATTCGGCAGCGTGTAGTCGAGACCGAACAGCGAGATATGCTTGACCCCGACATGGATCGCGTAAGCGATCGCATAGGCCGCGGTCGAATTGAAGTACGGCGCGCCACCATTGGCATCGCCCGAGCGGTTCAAGACTTCCTCCAGCGGAAACGCGACCAGCCCCGGATAGCCTTCCCGCACAATCGAGGTGTAGACCGGCCCCGGATGGGTCTTGAGCCAGCGCACCATCGCCGCAATGTTGCCGTCCGGCTTCGCCACGGCGCGGGCTTCCTGGACCTTCAGATCATCCATGTGGAAGATCCGGTCACAGCGCAGCACGTCCCCCATCGCGTTGAGGCCCCATACCTCGTCACAATAGGCCGAGACCCCGCCGAGCCTTCGGGTCAGCTCGAAGAACGTCGCGCACGACGGCCCGAGGCCGATGATGGCGACATGCGCCGGCACGGATGCCGGCGCCATCTGGTTGTCATTGACCATCAGGCGACGGGCGCCATGTGCGGGCGGCCGAGAACGGCAACCGCGCTCACGATGGCGGTCGCGGTCCCGAGGCCATAGAGGCGGATTTTCAGGTACCGCTTGTTGCCGCGATAGCCGATCCGGCTGGAGCCGGCGGCCGTCAGCGTCAGCTTCTGGCCGCTCTCGGTACCGAGCAGATCGCCGTCCGCCACGGAGGTGAAGCTGTCGCCGGTCGCCGCGGCTTCCAGGATGACCGGATTGATCGTGTCCGCAACCGACGCGCTGGCGCTGGAAGAGAACAGGAACTCGACCGACTCGAAGCCCTGCCGATCGAGGATACCAGAGAGCTTGCCGTTCGCAGCGCCGGTCGTCCCGACCGCCTGCGGCGTGATCGCGTGGAGCACGCTGATGTTGTTGTGCATGTCGCGCATTGAGATGTTCCTTTGCGAATGGATGGAAAGCCGGAGAGCAGCGGGCCGAAGCCCGCCGCTCAGAGCGGGATCAGGTCGAGCACTTCATCGCCTTGATGGCTTCGAAGTTCTGGATGCCGCCACCAACGCGCTTCGTGGTGTAGAACATCACGTAGGGCTTGTTGGTGTAGGGATCGCGCAGGACGCGAATGCCGGCCCGATCGACGATCAGGTAGGCGCGCTTGAAGTCGCCGAACCATACCGGGAAGTTGTTCGATCCGATATCGGCGACGTTGTCGTCGTCGCTAACCGGATAGCCCATGATGGTCGCCGGCTGGCCGAGCTGCATCGAAGGCTGCCACAGCGGAACCTTCTCCGAGCCGAGCGAAGCGAACTTGCGCACGGCTGCCTGCGTCGCGCGGTTCATCAGGAACCGGGCGTTCTGCCGGTAACCCTGCTTGATCGCGTAGACGAGGTCGGTGAAGGCATCATGGCCGCTGTGGGTCGAGTCGTTGAGCGCGGACGCGACACCGGTCGTGGTGAAGCCGACCTTGCCCCACGCATAGGAAGCGTTCGCGACCATCGGGTAGGCCGCGATGCCGCGAGGTTTGTTGACGCCGTCGCCGGAGTAGAAGGCAAGGCCTTCCTTCTCGGCGAAGACGATGGCGACTTCATCGCCGAGCCACGACGCGACGTCGATGCGGGAATCATCCAGCATCTTCTGCGTCGCAGCCGGGTTGGCGTAGAGCTCCATCGCAGGATAGTTCAGCTTGGCCAGCGCCGGCGTGCCGGTCTCGGGGCGGGGTTCCTTCTCCCCGACCCAGCCGCCGGTTGCGCCGCCCTGATTGACCAGCTTCTCGTATTCGGCGGTCGAGATGGTGATCACCGATGCGATGTTGCGGATGGCAGACACCACGCCGAGCACGCGATCAATGGTCTGTTCGGTCGTCTTGTCGACCGTATAGCCACCAGCGTCGTCCTTGTCGGTCGTGGCGGCGGCCTTGACCTCCAGATCGCGCAGACCCGCTTCCACGCCCTTGCGGAAGTAGTTGTTGAAGCCGGCCTTGTGCGCCTGCTCGGCGGCCGACAGCTTGGTATTGTCGCCACCGCCGCCGACGCGAAGCGCCGCCACCAGGGCGTTGACCTCGTCGATCGAGCCCTGCAGCTTGGCGATCTCGGCATTCATGCGGTCGACCTTCTCGGTCTGCACCACGTCGCCCAAGCCCTTCTTCAGGTCGGCGATTTCCTTGTCACGTTCGGCCTTGAAGTCTTCGAAGGTCTTCTTCAGCTCGGCGAGGATCTTGGTGGCGTCGCCGGCGTCGAGCCGAACGCCGTAGAGACCGCGGGCGCGGGCATTCAAGGTGGGTTCGGCGAGGATCGCCGAGCCGGGCGCGAGGCCCGTCGGGATAACGTGCTTCATCTGAAGCCCCTATGATTTGATGATGTCGATCAGCTCCCGAAGGGAAGCCGGGTTAAGATCAGCGCTAGGCGTGACCGTTCCAGCAGCGCCAGGCATGCCGGCCACCTCGCGAAGCATTTTGCGCCGCTCGGAACGCGGCACGCCTGCTCTCGCCAGAATCATTTCAACTCGATTACGCGTATTGCTGGCACTCGCCTTGGACGAAGTGTCGTCCACAGCCTTGAGATCGTCAGCGACCACGTCGGCAAAGCCCTTCTCCACGGCCTCGCTCGGACCCATGAAGGTTTCCGCATCCATCAGCTTCGCAATTGCCTTGCGGTCGACCTTGGCGCGGGACGCGTAGATGTCGACGATGGCTGCGTCAAACCCCTCGAACAGATCCGCGGCATCGCGCATGTCATGGCGATTGCCGACGACCATACCCCAGGCATTGTGCACCATCATGAAGGTGCCGAGCCCCATCCGGATTTCGTCGCCGGCCATCGAGATGATCGAAGCCGCGGACGCCGCCCAGCCCATCACTTCGATCGTCACCTTGGCGGGATGCTCGCGCAGCAGGTTGTAGATCGCGATACCCTCGAACATGTCGCCGCCGGGCGAATTGATCTTAACCGTCACCGCATTCTTGCCGATGCCGCGCAGGGCGCCGGCCATGCGCTTGGCCGTAAATCCGCCACCCGACCAGAAGTCCTCACCGATCACGTCGAAGATCGTGATGGTGTTCGGATCGTCCGCCTCCGCCGCCAGCGGCTTTTCAGCCCAGCGCGCCAGCACGTCCGATGGCGCATCCCACTGGAAGTTCTGCGGGCGCTGGAACGATTTGGCTTCAGGCAGGTTTCGGAGTGACATCGTCGTCTTCCTTGTCGTCTGAAGGTTTGTCGCCGCCGGCCGTGTTCGGCGGCGGGTAATAGATGTCCCCGCCCTCGCGAGGGTTGCGATCTTCCAGGGCTCGCACCTCGTTGGGCGACCACACGCCCCACTGCAGGCCCTTGGTGTAAGCATCCCACCGGGCCTTGATGTCGCCCTTGACCAGCGCCGCGCGGTTGTAGCGCGCATAGATCGCAGGATCGGAATTGAGATCGATCGTGATCCCTTCCTCCCACATGGTCAGGTAGTCTTCGAGCGTGAAGGTGACGAAGCCGTTCGCCTTCTGCTCCAGCCCGGTCCCCCAATTGGAATCGGAGCCCGAATTGTCGCCGATCATCGAGGGCGGGACGCCGAAGAACATCGCGATGTCGGAGCGCGACAGCTTCCGCGCCTCGATCCACTGCGCATCCTGCGCGGACATCTTGACTTCGCTCGGCTTCAGCCCCTCTTCGAGGATCAGGAATTTGCCCTCGCTGTCCCCACCGTTGCGATAGTCGTCGAGGCTTTCCTTCAAATTCGAGCGGGCATCGTTGCTGATCTTCTGATCCGTCGTCAGCACGCCGCTCGCGCGAATCCCGTTCTTGAAGGTGCTCGACCCGTAATCCTCCTGCGCCAGCGCCAGCCCGATCGTCTCACGGGCGTAGGTGATCGGCGTGACGCCGGAATAGCCGTTCAGCGTGAGGCCGAAGAGATGGAATATCTCTTTCTGCTGGAACGTCTCGCGGGTGCCATTCTTGCGCGTGTACTCGAACCGCAGCGTCAGATCGTCGTTCTGCTTGATCTCGGTTCGATCCGGGTCAAGCGGAATGAGTTGCTGCAGCAATCCGCGCGACATCACCTTCAGCGCGACCCCATTCCCGCGCAACAGCACATGCGCCATCATCATGCGCTTGAACTGGTGCGGTTTCTGCCAGCCGTTCGGCTTGCGATTGAGCACCTTCCAGAGTTCGGTATCCGACGCGTCTTCCCGCGTGCGCTCGTCGACCCGCCGGTTAATGGCGAGCGGCAACGTCGCCGGCGGCCCTGTCAGGAGCCGCACGCACGCATAGACTGCACCCTGGCGCATCGCGGTATCCGGCGTCACCACGGCGCCGGACTTCGTGACCTGACCGTCCTTCAGGAACTGATCCAACTCGGCTGCCGTCTGAATCAGCACGCCGCCGCTGGAATCCTGCATCGCGTTCTGCGGCGCGACGGCAGCTTTCTGAGACCAGGGCCAGCGGAGTGCCATCAATGTTCCTCAAAGGACCAGCGCGCCGCGGGTCTCGTAGACGGATTTCTCTTCTACCGGCGCCGCGATCGCGATCCCCAGCGCATTCACCAGGGCCGCGACAAGATCGATGCGGCCGTTCGACTTCGCCTTCGTCGGCTTGATGTTCTCCGCATCGTCCGTGACGATCGCGACCGATTGCGCATGCCGCCGAAACAACGGGTGGCCGCCATGGTGAAAGCCGTTCGCCATCACAAGGCGCTCGATTTCCTTCGATGGCGCCGACAGCGAGACGAACCCCTGCCCATACAAGACGACCGGGATGCCTTCCTGCTCGAGGCGAACCGCGGTCCCGGTCGCATTGAACCGGTCGATCGCAAGCCCGCCTTCGTGCGCTTCCCGCTTGGCCTGCCCGTAACAGGCAATCCGGAACTTGGTGGCGTCAGCGAGAACCTGCTTCTCGATGAAGCCGTAGTCGACGACGTTGCCCGGCGTCGTGAACAGCGCGCCTTCCTTCACCCATCGTTCATAGGGCTGACGATCCCGCTTGGCGTGTTCCTTCACGAGATCGGCCGGCTTGTAGGCCCGCACCAGCGCCACGGGAACGTCGAGCCCTTCCTGAACCGGAAACCACCACAGCAGCGCCGACAAATCCTGTGTCGACGACAGATCGAGCCCGCCGAACGTGCGCTTGCCGATCAGGCGCGCCTCGAACTGCGGATCGTTCCACGCAATCGGACCGGCGCAATGATCCCAGCCGAACCGCCTGCCCTCATCATCCACCGAGTCCATCGGCAACCAGCGCACCGCCTGGTCGGTCCAGATGTTCAGCCGGTACCGCTTGAAGTCGTTCTCGAGCCGCGGGAGCTGCCTTGCCCGCTTGAAGTCGGCCATGAACGGCTCGACCTTGACGGACTTCCCAAAATTCGGGTTCGCCTTGCGCCAGGTCTCTTCCGCGGTCCAGTCGTCATCCTCGGCGGGGGCATAGATCACGACCATCGTCTCGGGGTCTTCGAGATCGCCTGCCAGTATCGCCTGGCATTCCTTGAAGACTTCCTCGCCGTGCGTTCCCTTCTGGCCCGCGGTCGAGATCAGGAACTCCAGCGGCTGGCGCCGGGCTGCGGCACTGTCGTGCACGAACGTATACAACTCGCCCGTCGGCCATTCGTGGATCTCGTCACCGACGAGACCGGACATGTTCAACCCGTGCTTGCCCTTCGGCTTGCCCGAAAGCGGACGGAACGACCCGTTCAACTCCGGGCAGTAGATCACCTTCCCTAAGCATTCCAGCTTCTGCGCGAGCACCGGCGTACGCACCGCCATGTTGCTCGCCTTGGTGAACACGATCTTGGCCTGCGCCTCTTCCGAGGCGATCGAGAACACCTGGCCGCCCATCTCGGCGTCACCGACCAGGATCAGCAGTGCGATGCCGGCGGCCAGTTCCGTCTTGCCGTTCTTGCGCGCGATCCAGACGAAGCATCGGCGGAATCTGCGCGTGCCATCCGCCCGCTTCCAGCCGAACAGCGGCCGGACGATATCCTGCTCTTCCCAGTCCTCCAGGACGAACGGACGCCCCGCCCATTCGCCCTCGGTAAACACCAGGTGGTTCGGGAAGAACGCCGCCGCCTTGTCGGCCGTGCGCTCGTCATACCAGAACTCACCCTCGCGCCAGAACTCACCGTCCCACACCGCGTTCGGAAACGCCTTCAGCGCGAGCGGACGCGGCGGCTCGATCGTCTTACGCTTCGCGGACATCAGTTCAGCAGGCCAATCGGCCCTTCAGTCGGTTCGGCCGCAGGCGCGGCTTCGGCGACAGGATCATCAGCCCGAGGCACATCCTTGCCGGGCGCCGCATTGCCGAACATGTCGCCCGTCGCACCCGTGTTGGCGCGCGCCGCCATGATGCGCTGGCGCTCCGCCGGGTTGAGCCCGAACCGATCCTCGAAGGCCAGCATCATGCGGTCGAGCCTGTCGGCCATCGTGAACGCAGGATGGGCGCGGAGCACCTTCCCCGACGCGGTCTCGATCGAGTAGATGTCGCCGCCCGTCTTCATGCGCTTCTGGAGATCGAGCCAGCGCGCATAGTGCGTGCAGTAGCGGGCGAACGCGGGAACATCCGTCTCGGTCAGCAGCTTCATGCTGCGCAGCGGCGCAGCCATCCGCTGGAAAATCTTCAGCGCCTCACCCTTCAGCCAGGCCGGCGCCACGCCCGACGCTGCCGGCATGCTCGGCAGCGCAGCCTTCGCCGTCTTGCGCTGCTTGCTGCGCACCGGCGCCTTCTGATCCTTCACGCCTGACGGCTGCGGTTTTGGTCCTCGACGGCCCATAGGAAAAAAAATCCTTCGAAAACTCGCGAAAAAGTTCTTGCTGTGGGGCCGTCGGTCCGTCGAGGACTTGACACAGAGTTTTGACCACCCCCCCCGGGGTCAAACCACTAGCCGTAGTGTGTCGATGTCCGATCGCTCGTATCGGTCCCACCATGTACGCACCCCATTGACCATGCCCCTTGCTGTGGGCGCGCGCTGTGGCGCTGCATTGATGCGCTCAATGCATACGTGCGGGGCCGTCTCCATGACCACAACAGCAACAGGAGAGAGCTGCTTGGCCCAAGCCTCACGCATTGAGGGCTTAGGTGCACCGATGATGAACCATGCCGCTATCGGCCTTGTCTCATCCGCCAGCGCACTAAGCCGTCGATTGCGCTCCATGAACGCATCTAACAGGTACCGATCCCTGCGCTCCTGCGTTCTCACCACGTCACCAGACAGGTCCTGCAGGATGGCGTCGATATCGATCAGGATATCGTTTTCACCTCGATGCTTTTCGATGTAGGTGCTTTTGCCTGAGCCAGGCGCACCGCAGATCATCGTCAGCGGGATCGCAGATGGCTTGAGGCCAAAAGGCTGCACCACACGTGGTGGTATGCGATGGCCCTCTATCGTCCATCCCCGGTCTGACCAACCGGCCCGCTCGCCGCGCTGTATCTCTCCATCGTGGCAACGCTTGCACACCGATTCCAGATTGTCGGGATCACAGAACAGGTCCCAATCACCGCGATGTGGCTTGTCATGATGAACGACTTCCGCAGCGCGGACTTCCTCATGGATCAACAGGCAATTCGCACACAACGGCTCGCGCCGAAGCTGCGATTCGCGAAGGCGACGCCAAATCGGCTGCTTGTACCAAATTCTCCAAGGCTCGCGGCGCGGATCATGCTGCTGATCACGCTCCCGCTTGGTACGGGCACCCTTGGGGCGAAACGTAGGTGGAGCGACTGGCATCTACAAAAAGGGCCGCTTGAATGAACAAGCGGCCCAAGTCTAGGGAGGAAACGCCCACGAAGAGGGCCATGCGACAGCGGCGAATTGGCTACCGCACACCCTATGGAATCAAATCGCCCGGCGCTTGCAAGGCGACCGGGCGTACTGGGAACATCCAAAGGGTGGCGCCTGCCGGCGTGTCGGTTCACATAGCCTGTGCTCCGGGCTGATGGGAATTCTATGAATCTCTATCACTAAATGCAAAAGCCCCGGACGATGCCGGGGCTTGATCCATTGCGCTGCACTTTGCGTGGCCAACAGGGTGGCTGCAAGGGTGGCTCTTAGCGTGGCTACTTGGGTGGCTGCTTGAACGCTAGGACTTCGAGACCTGCCAGACTTCCAGCTCAACGGGAGTGGCGCGTCCGAATATCTGGACCGCTACCTTGATTCGCATGCTGGCGTCTAGCTGCTCGATCGGTACATCGAGGCCTTCTTCCACAATTCCCGGGAATGAAGCGAACGGACCGTTGTTCACCATCACCCTTTCGCCAACCCCGAAGAACACCCGCAACGTATCCGCTGCGGTGATCGGCGAACCTACACGCGCCTTGACCCGCTCGATGGTCTCGTCAGGCATCCAGATCGGCATGCCCTTCTGCCCCATCAGGCCGACGCCGGCATAATCGAAGGCCTCACGCCAACCCCGCACGCGGATATCGAACCGGGTAAACACGTAGCGGGGAAAGACGGCAGCTTCCCGGGGCTGCATCACGGTAAGTCCTGACCGGCGCTGCGCAGCCGACATCATGCGCCTGGGCATCGGCTTCATCTGCATCACGGTCGGATAGTAGGTTTCGAGATTGTATCGCTCGAAGGCGTCGAGGGCCTGACGATCAGACCCGCGAAGGCACTGCACGATATACCACTTTGGCCCAGGCGCTTCACGTGCAGCCTTGCGTTCCTCTGCCCGCTTCTCCGCAGCGAAGTGCGCGTGATACTGCCGAACATGGTCCGACTGTTGTTCAACCATCAGCATCGTTCCCTCACCTTTGACCTTCGCTTGAAAGCTCTTCGCAGTCCTTTGCCGTTGGGCCGGGCCCATCGGGGTATGTCTTGCCTTCGATCGATGGCGGCCATGGCCATGGGGCCTTGGATCCTTCGCGCATGTGCTGGCGGAACGCAGCCTTGGGGAAAATCGTGTCGAAGAATTCCTCCCATGCCCAGCCCTGCTGATAGGTCAGCGTCACCCAGGTAGATCGATCTGCGATCGCCTCATCCGCAAAGCGCATGATCTGCGGGGTGATGTCCTTCGAGAAGGTGACCGATCCATCTTCCTTGCTGCGCCAAATGGCGAAGAATGCCGAGGTACGATCGACGATCTCATGCAGCATCTTGATCGCCCTCGCCTCGGGGCTGTTCCACGCATAGCTGGGGCGTGGCTTCCATTCGGCTTCTGGCTTTTTCTTCCGGCTCATGCCGACCTCGCATCACGCACGGGTGCAGCGAGCAGCGCTGTCACATTGTCCAGCGCATCCCGATAGGGTTTGACGATTTCCTTGATGACGAGCCGGACCTCGGCATCGTGCGGCGCATAGTTGGGGCTGAGCGTCTTGCCGTTGAGAACCGCCTCGCCTTCGTGCAGCGCATCGCAGCCTGCCTCGATCGCCCACAGCGGAAAGGGTTTCAGGATGTGAAGCAGGCCTGCCGCCACGGCGACGGCGGATTCGTCGTCGATCCGGGCCATCGTGCGATTGCCGCCGAACATGCGCGAGATCGCAGCGACGACGCGATCACCCTCCGATGGCGCATAGGGCGCCGTGCCCAATTGCAGATCGCGCTTCCTGCGCTCACAGGCTGCCCGCTCGTCATCGGTCAAGGCCCGCGCGATGTTGATCGGTTTGCGGTCGACGTCGCGGTCGCGCCACAGCTTCGTGATCTCGAAATCGGTCTGGCGGTCAACCATCGCCGGGCGCGTTTCGGTCGAGCGGATCGCCGGCAGGTTGTCCAAGCCGGGCTGCAAGGCGGGCGAAGGCGTTTCCCTGCGCTCGCGTTCGATTCTGGCGAGGGGTTTGAACGTGGACATCGGGTATCTCCGGGACGGGACGGTTCTGGCGCGCGATCTCTTCGACGATGGCTTTTTCGAAAAACTGGACGGAATTCGCTGGTGGCCCGGTCTTGCGGGCGGCTGCGGCCTTGACGGCAATGAGGATGATTTGCGGATGCCAGCCCTGGCTAAGCCACGACTGGACGCGCATCGGCGCTCCGCACCAGCCTGGCGGCGGGAACTTCGGGTCGTGGCCTGCGATGACGAGGAGCTGGTCGGAAAGTTCGAAGGCGGATTGCTCGACAAGCGGCTCGCGCGCACGCGCATCCTCCGCAACAGCAACAATTACCTCCTCCCTCTTCCCTCCTCCCTCCTCCATCAGCGGAGCGATTTCTCCATTTTGGAGAAATGGGTCGGGCTGAGCGGCATCGATTTCCGCCAAAGGGTATGTTGATGCCACGTAGGCGCGGATTTCGACCGAGTTGAGCGGGCGGTATTTCGGCGTTTTGGGTTTCTGGAACTTGCAGAAGTTCCTGATAGCGCCATAGGGCCGGCCATCCTGCTCAAAGCGGCAGATGACGTTGGCCTGTTGGAGCTCGGCCAGCAGTTCCGGGACGTCGACATTGTCGGCCGGCAGGATCCTCATCTTGAGCGTGACCGGCTTCCAGTCGAAGACGCCCTGGTCGTCGGCCTCGGTCCACAAACCGAACAACAGCACGCGCCCGCCCATGGAGAGGCCAGCGAAGGCCTCATCCGTGAACAGCGTCGGATGGATGCTACGAATGCGCGCCATTAACCCTGAACCTTCTGATCGACGATTGGAGGCGCCTTGCCGAACGGCCATATGGTGTTGCCGCGGCCAGCATTGCAGTCGCCATGAGCGAGGACGAGATTGCCGCGGTTGTTGCGGCCGCCGCGCGAGCGCGGGATCAGGTGATCGAACGTCGCCTCGTGCACGAGCATGACCTGTCGGCACCAGAAGCAGATTCCTTTCTGCTCCTGCATCATCGAGGTCTTGACCCGACGCTTCCGGCGCGAGTTCATGTTCGAATGATTACCCTTGCCCAACCATGCACCTGTTGAAAACCCATATAACGGGGAAAGACACGAGCCATGACGCGCTCGCGAAGTGACGAAGGCAGGCAGCCATGAGAGGCTGGGAGGGTGGGATGGTGTGCGGTCATAGCGGATAGGCCCTCGCATCGTATTCGACGGCCTTGGTGACCGCCGTGCACACCGGCGCCTTCCCGATCGAAACCCTCTCCTGGTCCTTCCAGTATTCGATCCAGTGCTGGTTGCCCTCGTGGCGGGTGACCTTGATGGTGCCGCAGCCCTTGGTGCATTCCCGCTCGCTCTTGTAGGGGAATTCGGTTTTGTCGGACCATTTGTGGCGCTGGAGTTTCATCGCAGTGGCGCTCCGGGAAGGGTGATGCGCGCGGCCATTTCCGCTGCGAGACGCTCGAAGCTCGGCCGACCAGTAGCAGTAACCACGGGCGGATCGACGATGCCGGCGCGCTTGCGATCGAGCGCAGAGCGGCCCGGCAAAGGATCTCCGAGGATCGCTCCGGTCAGCGTCGCGTGCGCCTGGTAGGTGGCCTGCGGCGGCTTCGGTCGCGGCTTCGGCGGTTGCCGGCGCAGGCTGTCGTATTTGGTCGCCGAGCATCCGCGAGGGCGCTGCATGCGACGGTCTATCTCGGACCACATCAGGTCTTCGACCTCGCGCAGCCGGATCACTTCGGCCACGTCTTCGTCGGTCCACGGCACGCGAGACTTCATCATCTCGCCGCGGCGAGCCCGAATCTGCGTCATGCGCTGGGAGCAACTGGCTTCGGAGCGGTCAAGACGATCACCGATCGCGCGCCATGACCTGCCCTCGGCGCGGAGCGCTTCCAGCCGGGCGTCCTCTTCCTCGGTCCAGCCGTCGTGTCTATTGACTTTGGCCATTGGCATTCTCCCCCTCCATGATCCGCTCCCCAGCGAGCCTCAGCACCATCGCGCCCGACGTGATCCTCTGTGCGATGTCGTCGAACAGCACGCGCGCGGCATAGGCGTCCGAGCAATGCAGTTCGATCACGACGACGCTGCCCTCGATGTCGAGCTCGACCTGCGGGACGATGTCCTTGAGATTGCTCACGTCGGCACCCCGCAATTCGGGCAGCCGTGCAGCCATTCCTCGGCGATCTTGCGGACCTTCCAGCCCTCGCGGCGCATGACGTTGCGGGCTTCCTCGAAGTCCTTGGTCTCGGTGTCGAGGACTTCGTCGCAGCTATCGCATTCGACGTAGATGATGCCGCCGTTTTGTCGGTCTATCATTGCTTCTCCCCCAGCATTTCCTTCAATGTCCGCTCGACGAAATCGAGGGCGTCGTTCCATCCTCTTGGATGGGCGTATTGTTCTGTTCGGGTGATGGGCTGGCGGTTGGCTTGGAGGGCCGCGCGGAATTGGGTGAGCTGGTCGGGTGTCATGCCGATTCTTCCGGCTCCAAAGCAGGGTGAGACTCTTCCTCCCGCAGATCAAGTCGGCGTGGCGCATCCTTGAGCTTCTGCGCGACCATCCAGGCCTCGGCCGCAGCCGTCAGTTCGGCTTCGAATAGATCGTCGTTTTCCAGTGCAACGAGAAGCGGGTCCAGGTCGTCGGACACCAACGGTGCATCTACTTCGGCGCCGGCAATAATGGCGCCGATCAGGTCAGCGCGGCCGTGACGGAAGACAGCAACCGCGAAGATGTCCTTGAGATCGGCGATAAGCGGATTCCAGTCCGCGACCGACAATGCATCGTGGACTTCGCCTTCGTAGTCATGATCCTCATTGGCACCTTCGAAGAGCCAACAGATGTCGCCGTAAAGGCTATCCTCGGTGCAGCCGTCGTGCAGCCATAGAACGCATGCCTCGCGCAGGTCAGGGGCATCCATCTGATGGGGAATGCACCGTCCGGTCAGACATGCTTCCTCCGGGTAATCGCCCTGCGCTTCCGCCAAGGCATCCTCGCGTGAAGCGAACGGGCCATTCCAGAACTCGCCGTCAAACGAGTAGCCCCACCAACCATCGGGCACAGGTGCAGCGGCGGGCACTTCGACAATCGCAGCCTCGACAGCGGGCGCGAGCGGAAGCGATGCAGCGGCCGCGGTTGCAGCCAGGCCGGCAAGAACAGTTCTGCGCGATATTTCCATCACAGCATCCCCAGCGCCTGCATGTAGGTTTCCAGGATGGTTTCCTGCTCGGCGCGTTCGCCTGCGTCCTGCTTGCGCATGCGGACGATGGTTCGGAGCGCCTTGACGTCGAAGCCGTTGCCTTTCGCCTCGGCGTAGACGTCCCTGATGTCGCTTGCGATGGTGGCCTTTTCTTCCTCGAGACGCTCGATGCGCTCGATGATGGCCTTGAGCTGGTCTTTGGCGAAGGAGGTAGAGGGGCGATCCTCGGTTGCCTTCATATTGTTGGCTGCGCGGCGCATGGCTTCCGTCGTGGTGTGGATCGGCGCATGGCCGGGAAGCTCGATCGTGACTTCGCTCATGGAACTGGCCTCTCAAGGGTTTGGACTATGCGCAGGCGTGTGCGCGGGTTCTTTCATCCGTGCGCTGGCAGTCAGTTTCTGGCCTTACAGGGCATCGCAACGACAGTGAGTTCGGGATCGGATGGATCGACGATCCGCATAGGTCCGTTGGTGTCGCGAATATGAAGCTGGATCACCTCGCCTTGGGGCACATCAAGCATTGCGCCAAGAACGCTCGGCTTGAAGGCGATCTCGCCGTCGGACGCCTCGCACGTGCAGGGTACGGTTTCGGAGCCAGATCCATCGCCCGTCAGCGCCATCTCGATGGCCGATGCGCCATTCGTCCATCGCAGGTTGATCGTGCTGTATTCGTTTTCGAGGCCTTCCAGCCGCTGAAACGCCGCAAGGAAATCGTCGCGATCCACTTCGATGAAGGCGCTGGCCGCAGGCGGGATAATGCGGTCGAGATCGGGATAGGTCGCATCGACCAGCTTGCTGGTAAAGACGACGGTTCCCGCCCGCGCCTCGATCAGGCTGTCGTTGCAGCGGATCGTGACGTCGCCGGCGGCGGCAAGCTTCACGATCTCCGCCATTGCAGGCTTCGGGATGATGTAGCCGCGAGGCAGTTTCGTCTCGCTTGCCAGCACCAGGCGCACGAGCCTGATCCCGTCCGTGGCGGTAGCCATGATATGGCCGTCGTCCCGCTGGGTTAGAAACGCGCCGGTAAGATAGACGCGTGTGTCGTTGGTCGGCAGCGCCGCAGAGGTTTCGCCGAACAGTCGCTTCGCCTCGGCAGGCTTCAGGATCAGGTCTGTAGCGCCGTTGATTTCGGAGAACTCGGGGAAATCGGTCGCCGGCATGGTCGGAAGCTTGTAGTTCGACCGTCCGCAAATGACGTGCATGTCATGACCACGAAGATCGAACGTGACCTGCGCACCCTTCGGCAGGCCATCCACGAGACGCGCCAACCGATCGGCCGAAACCGTTGTCGCGCCGGGCGCTGAGATTTCCGCCGCGCATGTCGAGACACAGCGCGTGTCGAGATCAGTCGCCGTCAGCGACAGCAGATTCCTGCCCTGCGCGTCGATCTTCACGTTCTGAAGAATCGGCACATTCAGCTTGTTACGCGCCCGGCTGGCGACATGGGAAAGTGCTGCGCGCAAGGCGTCCCGTTCGCAGATCAGCTTCACTCGCAGTCCTCCCCGTCGTTTTCTTCGTCGTCATCGACCATCGAGAGCCGATAAGCAGCTTCATCGAGTTCGCCGTGCTTGGCGTACCAGAGCGCTTCATCGATGAGCTTTTCGGATTCCGTCAGTTGTCTGCCGCCCTGACCGACGCAGTGCACGCACGCCGTCTCGAATTCGAGGGCGCGAACCAGGTCAACTTGATTGCCGGCGCGGGCGAGATCGAGCAGATCGGACACGTTAGCCTCTCTCATAATCTCCCCTTTCCATCGGAACGATCTTCCATCCCTCATGCCGGAGTGATTGCAGCACGAGCTGCACCACTGTTCCGTCAGGGTCCATGATGTGTCCCGGCTTCCATTCCGAGGCTGTGAGGGCAAGTGCGATGCATTCTGCCGGCATCACCGTCGGTGCAGCCGTAGGCTTGCGTAAGAGTGCGGGCGGGGGATCGATGAACATGCCGGGCTTCATTCGGCGGCCTCGGCTGTCTTTGCCCCAAAGCGCGTCGCGTCATCCGGCTTCGTCAGCGCCTCGCGGCAGCCGGGCGGAATCCAGAACGGCGCCTGCGGTGACGCGCCATTGATCCACGTCAGCCAAGTGTAGGCCGTCATCGTGGATCCTTCATCCTCCCAGCGCCCTTTGTGCAGCGGGACACGCTCGCTGAAGATCGAGACGAGCGTCGGCGGGTTGTCGCGGAAGATCATGTTGTAGCGCTTGACCGACTCCAACCAGGACAGACGGACGAACATGGCAACGCCGGTGCCGGCGAGCTGCAGCGCCTTCAGGACGAACTCGGCGCTGTCGTTGAACGGCGGATTCGTGATGATCCAGTCGGCATCGTATTTCCGAGCAAGCTGCTCGCATTTCAGGAAATCGACGGTGTGATCGCCGTAGCCATAGTCCTTGATGTCGCTGGCGACGACTTCCCGGAAGTATTCCCCGAGCGGTTCGGCCATATGGCCTTCCCCGCAGGCCGGTTCCCAGCAGACTTGCCAGCCGCAGTGACCACGGCGGCCGAGGCGATCGAATACGTGCTCGATCAATGCCCGCGTCGCCCAGGGTGGCGTCGGGAAGAAATCGAGGCTATCGCCCGGCTCGACGCGGCGGTGGGCGATGGCGAGGCCGCCGCCTGGAAGAACCGCCGGTGGTGCTTGCGTGCTCGCGTCCGAGCTCGCCCCCTCAACAGCCGCCGGGTCGACTGGCGCAAGCAAAGCCGGAGACGACGAGCCGCTTGCGCCCGCCTCTGTCGTCTCCCCCGCGTCCTGCTCCCCCGATTGCTCCGCTGCCATCGACGGGCGCTCCAATGGCCCTCCGGCTACGTTCTGGTCAGGATCACCGCTCTCTGCGGGCTCAGGGATTCGTTCCGGCCGGAGCTGGTCAACGTCCTTCCGCTCCATGTCCGGGTTGATGATCTTTTCTGCAAGGCCGCGCGCGAACTGCTCGTCAGGAACCTTGGTCAGAAGATGAAGCGTCGAATAGGATCGCGGCAAAAACCGCACATGTGCGGGATTGGTCAGGCGCTCGTCTCTGGCGATCGCCATCAGCCGCTGCGCGGTGTCCGGCGAGAAGTCGAGCAGCGTCCCGATCATCTGCTCCCACTGCCCGCGCTTGACCAGGTTGGCCTTTGCGTCGATCAGCAGGCGCCCGGTTTCGATTACGGACTCAAGCGAGCGCCGCCAAGCCGAGTTGATGCGCAGCGCCCATGCTTCCGGATCGCGCTGCAGCGTATCGGCGAACGATCCTGGCGAACGTTGATCGACAAGCGGCCCCATGCTCACACCCCAAACCCGCGCCGGCGAACCAGCTTCTCGACCGGAGACTTCTGTTCCCTGACCTTGGAGATGATGGCTGCGATGGTGAGTCCTGCGAGGAAGATCGCAGCCGCAGCGCAGGATTCAGGCAACCAGGGCAAGGATTCCTCGATCAGCATCGAGATGATGTCGGGCTCGGGGAAAAGGTCGGGGATGGGTTGCATGGTCATGCCAGATCAACCCCCTTTGCAATGGAGTTCCACCACCTGCGCTTGAAAGCCGACGCCTCTTCTGGCGTCATCGGGCGGGGCAATGTCCCTTCGGGGATTTCCAGTACCGAGGCGGTCGCCGCGACCTTGATGCGCGCGATCTCGCGCTCGATGTACCAGCGGGCCTTTTCCAGATCTCCGGAAACGACGGCCTCTGTGATCAGCCGAAGATGCTCATCGGACGGTATCGCCAATGGCAGGTCGATCACGGTGCGCTCAATGGGCGGATATCCGAGATATTCGTGCAGTTGCTCTTGCCGAACCTCGTCGCGACCATAGATCGCGTGGAATTCCCTGTGATGGCGCGCACAGAGGGCGACGCCGTTTGTTGGATCAAGCCTCCTACTGGGCGATCCCGAATAGGAATCTGCATGGTGCGCGTGAAGTTGATTGGCCGCCCCGCATTTGAAGCAGACCGAATCGCGGAGAACGCCTTGCCGCCAGCGCTTGATCGAACTTGGGCGGCCGGTAACCTTCCTTCTGTCCGCCACCCAACGGTAATGCTTTTCCCCGCGACAACTCGAAAAATGTCGACTACCGGTTTTTCCCGAAGATTCCGCGTCGAGGCATCCGCAAGACTTTGAGTTTCCAGTGCGCAGGTTATTGGAGGCGGCGATCGTGATCGACCCGCAATCGCACCGGCACACCCACCTCCAGCGGCGGAACCGATCCTGACTATGCGGAGACACCGCCACTAATCGGCCAAACCGATGTCCAGCTATATCCAGTCGCGTTTTAACCACGCGGGGCCTCCTGTTCGATGAACCGATCGAGATACCAGCGTGCCTTTCGAAGGTCCTCGGCGCCGCCCTTCTGCCGCCAGCGCAGCAGGTACTTGATGACGTTGCCCTCGTGGAAGCCGAGACCGAAGCCTTCGATCACGTCGATCACTTCCATTCCGGACGCCGACTTGTAGTGCGGAGGATGATTCACGGGATCGGTCATTTGGGCCTCGGCATCTTGCAGTCGCACAGCCATTCCATGACGATGCCGTAATGGTGGTGGTGCGCGGGGCCGTTCGGGATCACGACCATCCAGCCGCAGAGGAGCCAGTCCCGCACACGGTCATAGGTGACGTGGTGGAGGATGCGGGCGCTCATGCCGGAAACTTCTCCCACCTGGCGATCTGCGCCGACTGCGGGAAATACAGGTCGAGGGCTTCTGCCAATGGCTTTGCCTCTGGTGCATGTGATGGCATGACCCGTTGGGCCTGCATCAGGAGCAGTTCGGCGAGCATGATGCGGAGTTCGGTGAACATTCAGCAGGCCCTCGCCTGTTTGAGAGACAAGTTTCCTCGCGCTCGAAAATGATCGAACGTGCGGCAGGTCGATACGCAGGGAACGCTTACTGGGAACTGGTGGGCGAGGATGGATCAGCTATTCGGTGCTGGGCCTCGCAAGTTCGGTAACTAATTCGCTGACGGTCATCGCCACGACGGGATGGGCGACACCCTGGATGTGCAGGAAGATGGCGGCGCCCTGCATGATGCGCTTGCGCTCCGCGTCGGTCGGCATCCAGCCGGAAATCATCCAGCCGTCACGGTCGCAAATTTCCAGCGTGTGGCAGATGCCGTCGGTCTCATGGTTCCAGTTCGGCGGCGCGCCGAGACGGCGTGTGGCATCGACAAGCGGGACCGAGTTCATGCCGCCCTCCCTTGAATGAATCGGGCGACGGCGGGGCACATAGCGCGGTCACGCGCCCTTCCCGACGGAGTTTTAACCTTTGCTCTGGTACCCCGTGTATTTGACCCGGGCTGATGGATGCCAAGGCCGTCACCCGAACTGGATCCGGACGGCAGCGAAGCCAGCGTCACCGAAGGCTCGATCTCTCCTGGGGGTAGAGACCTCGTAAAGCTGCCGTCCGAAAGTGAATTGGTGGCGTGGGGAATCTCACCCCACGCCTTCGCGATCCGCGTCGCGATGCGCCTACTCGCAACCCCGTTCCGGCGGTCGATCGTCTTACGGGGCCTCTGACCCCAGCCGTTCCGGCTTTGCCTCTGGTTGCTTTCGCTACGGGATTCCGTCGGCGAGCAGAGCGCCGTTGAGCGCATGCACAGCCTGCGCGTTCGGCTTCTGCCTGCCTGAAATGATGAGGTTGGCGTTGCGGGGCGTGCACTTGCCGCCCTGCTTGTTGATCTGCTCGGCGAGCCAGTCTCCAGGCTTGACGCCTCGCGCTGCGATGACGACGCAGCGACCGAAAAGAGAGATAGGGAAGTTTTCTTCCCTAAGTCGTTTTGACCGGCGGCGCCGTCGCTGGCTTGATTCGCCCATGAACATGCACCCCCACGCAACATCAATACTGTCGATCGAACTTGCAGCCCGCGTCCGTGACGCTGCGCTCTATCTTGGCGCGTGTCGCTCAGGAGTTGAGGTGCGACATATTGACTCGTTAGTCGAGAAGACGAGTTCCCTGCGACAAAGTTGTCATACGATATCCCCTCAACCGGCGTCCGGCGGCGGACGGTCGCCCCTTTGCTGGGGAAATAAACAAAATGGGAATAGTTCTGCGTTTTCCCGTGCGGAAGCGTCATGCGCGGGCCTCGTCGACTTGTTTTGCAGCCAATTTGGCCAAATCATCAGCCGAGATACCGGCGCTTCTACACTTCTCAGTCGCCAGAACGCGCGTCCACCATTCCGAGGGAATGTTGTCGCGCTGCCACCACTTTGAGATTGCCGGCGCACGGGCGCCGACTTCAGAAGCCATTGCGTCCCGGGATTCCCAAAGCTCGATGATGGATCTGAATGAGAGCGAATCAGGCATACCCAATCGAATAAGACCATTTGTCTTAAAACTCAAGGACAACGTGTCGGCTGACGGGGAACATCCCCAAAGACATGCTGTCCTTATGAAAAAGCCAAAGTCGGTCAGAGACTTCAAAGAGCAGTTCACGGCCCGGGTTGCCCGGGCGCGGTATGATGCCAAGTTTACTCAGGCCGAGATGGCCATAGCCCTTGGCTTGGCGAAGGAGGATGACCCCGCGCCGGCAAGCACCTATGGCAAATACGAGACGCGCTCTATGATGCCGCACTACCTGATTCCGATCTTCTGCGGCCTGGTCGACAAACCAACTGGCTGGCTATTCAGCGGCCCTGTCGTCGAAAGGCCGGTCGAGAAGCGGGGCAGAAAACCCAAACCGAGGCCGAGAATCGCATGACCCAGCGGGCATCAGCGCACCAACCCAGCCAAAATCAGACTCTCTGGCATCGGTTGGGAATTGCGCTGGCGCCCCTGCTTTTAGCGGGTTGCTACGCAGCAGCGCCGCCGCCGCCCAAGGCGGCCGAAGAGCCAGCGATCGAGCCCCTACCTCCGACAGAAATGCGATCGCTGACCGCTCAAGAGAAGGCGCTGCTCACAAAGGGCTTCGCATCGTCGCTGAAAGACCCAGGATCAGCTCAATTCCAGTGGACGAAGGTTCCGAAGCGCCTTCCCGCTGACAGCGCTCTTGACTACTGCGGCATGGTCAACGCCAAGAACAGCTATGGCGGATACACGGGCGCCAATCCCTACATTGGCATGATCTTCATCACGAACGGAAAAATCATTGGCGGATCAATAGTCGCGACCGCCGATCCGCGACCCGGCTATGCCGAGATCGTCCCGAATATGTGCCGGAAAAAGGGCCTCAACCCTTACGCCATATCCGAGGGGTAGGCCCTCCGCTTAATAAGACAAATAGTCCTTGACTTAAAGACAGAGTGTCTTATTATCCCTCCCGTGCAAACAACCTCACGGGAATCAATCGTTATGGCCAGCCGCAAAGAAATGGTCGCCGCCCTCAAGGCGAAGCTGGAAGCAAGACCCGTCCTTG